ACCGCTGGATAACGGGTTTAGGGTGGGCATGTTATTGGTCGGGCTATCCGTAACCTGATCCGCCGCAGCTAGGCCACTGCTTGTGAAGTCGTTACCGTTGCCGCTGGTGTCATCGCCAAGTGCAGAACTATCCTGACCTTTTAGGTAAAATCCATTAGTTCCGAACGTCAGACCTGACGGATCCTTCGGTATCCACACACCGTCGCTGTTTGTTTCACCAAAACTAGATGGGGTTAGTGCTTGCCCATCAATAAAAACAATGTCAGCCAGATAGCCGTCAAAATGTTGAGAATCTGGCCCTGACCCTTCATACGCATTGGCACCAACAACATGAGCAACTCCAGATGCTCCTGATGTAAAGTTGGTTGAATAACTCGAACTTGGATAATTCTCTGTAGCAAAAGAAGTAACCTTAGAACCATTAATATAGAGTGCGGCTCTACTGCCCTCAGTTCCGTTATTAGTATCTAGAACAGCAACTATATGATACCACGCCGAAGAGTCTCTAAAAACTTGATTTGTTACTAAATCGTAATCGCTTGATGCTTGACCAAACTGAAGTTGATTGCCTGTGCCAAAACGTAACGATTCGGAGGTCGAACCAGTTGGGTCGCCCCCATAAAGGAGACAGGAATTTGATCCAAGATTACTACCACGTTTAACCCAAACACTAAACGTACAATCTGTTGAAGATGTTGGGCTAGCACTAAAACTTGTATCGTAAAGATGTGAGTCATCGTTATCGTTGAAACGAATAGACTGATCTATCTCATAAGTCGTATCAGGTGCGGCGAACCACTGTGAGCCAAACATCGTCATTAGCTGAATGCCTTCTGTATAGCCCCTAACTGAATTGAGCCAGAAGCCTTCACAAAATAAGGCACCACATCCACGGCTGAAGCTGCCGTGGATAGTGTAATCCCAGCCCCGCCTGCCGTTTCGTAGTCCGTTCCAAGGCTAAGGGTTCTCGAACCCGTCCCATCTTGAATAAATACAAACACGCCAGCCTGGCCTACTGATTCCGTAGATGGATTGGCCAAAGTCACATTGCCTGTAAGTGTTAGCACGAAGTTCTGATGAGCCGAGAAGTCAATCGTCACACTGCCTGTGTTTGACGTGTCGGTGTCAGTCTCCGCAAGAATGATCGTGCCACCGTTAAGCTGCCCAGCAACCGTTACGTTCGTGGTGCCGGTCGGTATTTCAATAACATCCGCATCAGCATCGTTCTTGATCGTGACATCATTGGTCGAGCCTTGTCCTGTGAGGATAAGGCCCTCGGCAGCGGTGTAACCCATCGCGGCGTTGTCGCCAGCAGAGGTGTCGCCATCCGCGTTTACTGTAGCGGCTGTCACGTCACCCACAATATCGACGTTGGTTGCTCCGGTCGCAATCGTGATTACATCGGCGTCAGCGTCGTTCTTGATGGTGACATCGTTAGTCGAACCCTGCCCGGTAAGAATCAGACCTTCCGCAGCCGTGTAGCCCATCGCAGCGTTGTCGCCAGCAGAGGTGTCACCATCAGCCTGTACGGTGGCGGCTGTTACATCGCCCACAATATCGACGTTGGTTCCTCCGGTCGCAATCGTAATTACGTCCGCGTCAGCGTCGTTCTTGATGGTAACGTCATTCGTGCTTCCTTGGCCGGTCAGGATCAATCCTTCAGCAGAGGTGTAGCCCATTGCCGCCTTGTCGCTTGCAGCAGTGTCGCCTAAAGCGTTGAACGTACCGCTCGCAGTAACGTCCCCAGACGCGGTCAGCGTAGCAAGCTGAAGGTTAGAAAGAGCGTCTATTACAGCCGCGCCGGAACCCGCACCATCCATGTAAACAATGGCAGATTTTCCATTTTCTACAGTTATATTGGCTCCGGAACCCTGCGTCAGAATTACAGAATAAGGTCCGCTAGATCCAGAATCTGTAGTGGCGTTGATGATAATAAAGAAGGCAGCAGTCGTGTTAGGGGCTACTGTAACTGTGCAATTTGAATCCAATGCCCCTGTAAATTTAATTACACGATACATTCCATCTTGCAGATTCTCTGTCCCGGATCCGGGGGAGGCCTCTCGCACAGTTAAAGTGTGCGTGTCTGCATTCGTTGTTATCGCAACAGCTTTGTATGAAGCAATGCGGTCCAGAATATCTAGGTTGTGGTTCGTAGTATCGCCCCAAGCTCCGGACTGTTCTCCGGAGCCTATCTTTTCGATACCAAAACTAGTTGTGTATGATGATGCCATAATTTTATTCCTATGCCGCTATCTTAGTCCAATTCGGCGTCTGCGTGTAAGTTATTGGATTCCAGCTTGCCGTTTGTCCGGGATCTATTTTCTCCCAAATAAGAACTCGGCCAACCGCAGTTGATGCCTGCACTCCCGTGACCGGAACCGTTATGTCTACCTGCGTACTTCCGATTGCTGTGGCCGCAACAAGACCTGTTGCGGAGAAGTTTGCATCGCCTGTTGCAACCGCAGTTCCGATAACAGCAGCCGCTTGGACCCCCGTAACCGGAAACGTTACGTCTACTTGTACGCTTCCAACCGCAGTGGCCGCAGAAACCCCTGTAACCGGAACCGTTATGTCTAATTGTACAGTTCCAATCGCAGTGGCCGCAGAGACACCCGTAACTTCTACAGTACCTGGAGTATTCCAAGCACCGGAGTTCCAAGTTCCCCGCCCCCAACCACCGAGATTAGCGTTAGACATTAAGCAATCCTAATCAATGCGTTATTGGCATCATTTGCAGGCATTGTAATAGTGAAATCACCTGCACTGGACGACTTGTCGCCGCCGAAGTTAATGACGCAGACCGAAGGTTTAGCGGCATGTGTGGTATCACCAGCCGTTCCCGCGTTTGCCAGAGTAGAGTTGTATATGAGAGCCCCTCTCGCACTACTAATTGTAGATGTTGAGAACGTCACATCAGCCATATCGATAAACGCCGTGGGAACAGAACTACTGTTGTCGCCAAGTCCGATTGTGGCACTGGATATAGCAGCACCACCAGCCGAATAGTTAGTCCCACTGACTTCATTGCTCGTCGTATACCCTGTGGTATCCGCGTCGATAGAAGAACTGTTTGTAAACATAGCCAGCTTAAACGTATCTGCCGCTATGGAACTTCCGTCTCCACGGGAATGCGAAGTCCAAAAATGGATTCCCGCGTTAATCTCCCGTTTGTACGTGCCGCAAATACCAGATGTTCCTACAGCCATTACAGCCTCCTTATAATCTCGGCCATGTCATCATGGCCCTGTTGCTTCATCAAAGCCCAAATAGTCGTTCTTTCACTCTGACACATCTTGTTCATATAAAAGACTAACACTTCTTTTAAACGCTGTCTGTGGGCGTAAGCTTGATCCCGTATAACCGGGGGTGCCGTGTCAGAAACCGTCATTATTTTATTCAATGCCATTTCCGCAATTTGTTCTGGGGAATGACCCCGGTTGTCAGAAGTAAAGACTACAGCATCTCCTATTTCACTGGGGCTGACTGAACTTGACATCAGACAACGTCTCTCCGAACACGGTCATACCTGTACTGATCTCGCGTTTGCTTGCCTTCTCCAAGGTTCTTGAGCCATTGGATAGATTCAATAAAACGATCCGTGTACTGTTTCATAAGGTCGGGTTCGCCTTTAAGAAAAGTGTATGCCTCTGACAGGGAGCCGTATAACAAAGCTAATTCCGCGTTGTCCCCTAGCCAAGTAGTTCCACTAGCCGTCGTTGTTATAGAATCGGGGCGATAGAAATAATGAAGTTCCATCGTAAAGTTGTCATTAGGCGTCGGAGCAAGTAAAAACGTGCTTTCGTCCCAGTCTCCGTAGTATTTAGGAACACCAGTTGTTGCAGGGTTGGGAGTAAAGTCTTGAAGAAGAGTAACTTGTTTGTATAAGAGAAACTCTTTATTAGATGAGTTAATAACACTTAGTGAGTTTTGGGACAGAAAATCTGCGGGCTTTTGCAAATACGAGTTTCCGCTAGATGCCGTTCCTTGAGAGGACTTGCGAAACACATCTAGCTGACACTCTTTTAGGATACGTTCTTCTGCGTTAATAATAAACCTTGGAAGCTGGCTTACAAAAGTTGTCTCCGTACTTTGGACGTAGTCCTGTATAGCGGTCTTTAACGTGGTAAATGTGTATGCCATATCAAAAACTCATTTCGTAATGCTAACAGGACCGGCAGTAGAAACCGAACCGCCGCCCGATACATTCCCTACTGTGGACGTTCCGCTGCTAGCGGTAAAAGTGTAAAACGCAGATTGAAAATCAGTGCTAGCATCTCCTGCAACCACGGTAATAGAATAACCGGAAGAAGATTCTAGAACGGCTTCTGTAAAGCCATCAAAAGCTTCTACAGTGCGAAATCTAACCGTGTCTCCAGTAGACCTACCGTGGCCGGGTTCTAAAACGGTAATTACCGCAGATCCGCTTGTAGAAGACGTAAAAGCGTTCATAGGCAACAAAACCTCTACCGCAGGTTCTGTCCGATCTGGTCTGGGATCCCGAAGAGCCTGGGGGTCAGCGGGGGTTTTTACAACCATCAACTGAGGCTGCTTGGGCTCCCACTCGTCCTTCCCCACAAGCATACCGGTCCATTCTTTTCTCATATCGCGTAAGCGATACGCAGCACCTGAACGGTCTGAAATGCCCATGGCATACTTATTTGAAGCATACCGCGCCATTACGAGGTCGCACTTAAATAGTTGTACGATGGGAGGATACTGAAGCTAGCTCGGTCTCTGTCTTCTTCAGCCGCCCGGAGAAATTCTTCTTCGTAGATGCTTTTGAGAAGAGCCGTTCGCTCGGGGGATATCTTCAGGGACATGTAGTATGCCAAACCCGCAGCCAAGCAAGGATAAAAGCGGAAAGGAACTTCTACGGTATTAACAGAAGTATCAGCGTCATCTATCCGGGTAAGACGATCATAAATAAGTATGTCCGTGCTGTTTTCCGGAGTAGGCCATATCTTTAAAACTGGTGTAATTTGACGGTCTACATAGTACTGCGTGGGCCTGCCGGTAGTTGTTTTGGTAGGTATGCTTAGAAAATCATCTCTACTAACTCGGCTTATGGATATATCGGTCCCACTTCGACGCACAACGGAGGACAGAATATCTATCGTGCTTTGCACATCTGTTATACTTGGATTTGCAGATATCGTAGTAGTGATTCCAGACTCGTCGCTAGCAGTGCTAGATATAGTTTCTCCGGCGGTAAACGTACCGTTCGGTATGCTAACGGTTATCGTAGTAGAACTCGGTTTTGTGAGCACCGTAGCCGTAGCGCCGCTGGTCTGCCCTGTTATTGCGTTACCAACAACAAGATTAGTAGAAGCGCCTACCGTGGCCGTTATAGTGCCGAGGGGGTATTCTGCCAGACCAGACACAACCGTCTGGTTAACTTGATTTATAGTCCATCGGTTGAGGCCGCGATTAGCCCAATCCGCAAAAAGAAAGTTTAAGGATCGACGCGCAGTAACCGCATCGTACCCTGTACGAAACTCAGAGCCGCAGCGTTCAAACGCTTCCTCAACGTAATCTGCTACACTGGGCTCGAAATCCTTAGATCCTGAAACCGCCATTGAACCAAAAACCTTTCACCTAGCCCCAAAGAGCGGTTTTTACAGCAACTCCTAAATGACCAAGGACCAACAGTCCAACCGCCCATAAAACCCTTTGTATGCCATCTATAGCTTTTTGCAGATGGTATAAATCGTTACCTTTTATCGTATCAAGCTTCTGATCTAGGAGCCTCAACTCCCCACGTATTTCCTGAATAGCTAGTTCATTTTTGTGGGAAGGCTCGACCATTGTACTAGTGCTGCTTCAAGCAGTGCAGAACAATAGAGTACGTATCGCCGCTACTGTGACCTACAGTTGTAAGTTGGATGTCTCCGGTTTTGCCTCCGGAGGCAGCAACGTTCGGTAGTCCACTGAGTTCGCTATAGTCTAAAGTATCCGAGTAATCAGCAGGAAGTTCGGCTGCTATAACATCCGTAGTGGCGTCCCAAAGAAGTTTTACGCCCATCCCAACGTTTGTAAACGTGATTCGTTTAATCCGGACGCCCGTGCAAGCAGTTCCGTCCTGCAAAGCTGACAGTTCCGATACGTCTACTTTAGTCACGGCGCTTTCGCCCGTCCCATCGCTGGTGTTTGTCAAATAGAACACAGCTTCTCTGGGGCCGTCCATTACCGTGGTTGCAGTTACTGCATCAGCCATTTGATCCTCCTTAAAAGGGAGGAGTCTCCCCCTCCCTTATTCAATTATGCAACCTGGACATATTCAATAATGAACGTAAAGGATCCAGCGGTAGTTGCATCCACGGTGTTGGTGATGTTGCAGTAGATGGTCCGCTCTGCCGAGGTGTACTGAGCAGAAGCAGGGGCAGTGGTCGCGTCCTGAGTTTGAAGAACCAAGGAAGTAACGGTCACGTTACCCACAACAACCGTAGTGCCGCCGTCTAGAATTTCGTCGGTTTGAGCCGCAACAATTTGAGCGCCAGAGCTAGACGTTCCGACTTCGTACCCGATGTCACCAGTCCCAATGGTGGGGGCCGTAACACAAAGAATCTTGATGTCAGTGATGATTGTGTTGGCGGGCTGCGTAAACTCACCAATGTTGTCGCTGTCGCCAGCCGTGGTGTTGACAGTAACACCGGTAGCAAAACCGACATGTTTGACATACTTGTCAGTGACAATGCCCGTTGAAGCGACATCGAAAACCGT